AGCCTCACTACTACTAGCTACTGCTATAGATAGAGATATCCCAATAACGACTGCTACCGAGCAAGCTACGCCTTTCAGGCTTGCTCTGAAGCCTTGAGGGCTTCTAGCAGAGAAGTGTACCGCCTCAGTCAAATCCATTAACATAAGTCCTGCTCAGAAGGCGTGTCTAATTCCATTAACTGTTGCAAAGCATAATAAGCCTGTTGTGGAACTACACCATTGCCAAGCATTTTAAGTTGCTGTGTACGCGATAAGCCTGATTCAGTAACCCAACCTTTAGGCAAACCCATCATATATTCAACAAAGACAGGATTTAATTTACCTTGATCCAATGTAGCCGGAACTTCTTGTCTATCCATCTCACGGCTAAACCTGTACTCATTCCGATCTGTTTTGTCCTGCTCTTGGCTACTCTTTCCCAATAATAATGAAGTGTCTCGTCGTGATTTCTCACATGCATCACGGTTGGCGTTGGAAGTAAGTCCATTACTCTCAACCCTGGTGAGTTCCTGTTTAAATCTGCTGGAGACGCTGCTTTTGCATCGGTTGTTACTGGAGTTGGCAATAGACTCGTTCGATGGTGGAACTCCCCAATTGAGGCTGTTGGGGTAAGCAATAATGAAAAGTCTTGCTCTTTGGTGGGGTGCGCCGACATCACTAGCTCGTACAATTTGCCATCTTGCATCATACCCAATTTCGGCAAGGTCTTTAAGAACCTCTTTAAAGCCGAGACTGAGATGCCCTCGCACATTTTCCAAGACAACATATCTTGGTCTAAATATGCTAATTGCTTCTTTGATATATGGCCATAAGTGTCTTGCATCATTACTCCCTTGTCTGTTTCCTGCAACGCTAAACGGCTGGCAAGGATAGCCCGCAGTTAATATATCTATCGGCTCGAGTTCAGCCCAATTAATAGATTTGATGTCTCCATAATTAGGATAATCAAAGCGTTGTGAAATAAGTTGAGATGCGTATTTATCGTATTCAGCGCACCAAACAGTTTTAGCATTGAAATATGCTTCAACTGCCATATCTAATCCACCGTAACCGGTGCACAATGAGCCTATTTTCATTTACTTATCCGTAGAGTAGAAGCCAGTACCCTTAAACGATATCCCGAAAGAACTATAAATCTTGCGCATCGGTTCATGACAGAACCCGCATTCAACATCGTGTGGTTCATTTATCTTTAACTCCTTCTCGTAGCGAAGATTTGCCTCGCATCGATCATTCGTACATTCAAACTCATAGATAGGCATTACTTCCACCCATGAACTGACTCAAGATGACTAAGCATCATCTCGCTAACTTCTTGCTGAGTCATAAATTTGCTAGCCGCTTTCAGTGAATAGCCACAATTACATTCATACATCCATTTATAAATAGACATTACTGAGCCTCACACCAATTACAGGGATCGTTAATAGTCCATTCTCCACATTCTTTGCACCGGCGAATATCTGAGTCTTTTACTATGTCTCTTCTATTCTCATATCCCGCAGCTCGTAGTAACTCCACCAGATCGCCAAGGCGTAGCATTGCTACATATTCCTCAGGCTTCTCGCCTTGACCATTGAGACGAAAGCAAGCGAACCCCAATAAGCCGCTCTCATCTGTTCTGGCTTCGATCTGGCGGAGTGTCCCTACTACGTCGAGTCCTGTGCGCGCTTTAATCTCGCAGTCGAACGGGACATTTAAGATGTCGCGCCCAGAACCTCGACCTACCGTCGCACTTTCCCACCATTGCGACAGATAAGATGCTACTACCCGCTCTGTGCGGAAGCCTCTATATTTGCGGCTTTGACTCATTTACCGCATGACATTTCTTGCAAGACCAGGTAAGTACTTTGCCCTCTACCCAGAATGATAACTCTGTACTTGGAACTGGCTCGTTGCATAGGTGGCACAATATCCTAACTTGTAGCGCATTAAGAGCTTCTCTGGCTTGCGCCTTGGCATATAATTCATCGTCTGTTGGAAACTGCTCCCATTCACCGTCTTGGTTCATAAACTGTAGATGACTCATGATCGAGCCTCCTGCGGTTTCCAAGCGCCATTATTATCGATGACGTACCAGATTGGATCACACTTATCGATCTCGGCCCAAGTTTGCTGACGCTGTGGCGTTAATGGACAACTCATATTTGCCCAGGCTTTACCGTTCTTATTACCAGTACGCCATACACGCTGACCGTGCTTGCATTCTGGAATGTCTTTATCGATCTTGATCGCGCCAAGTACTTCCTGGACTAACGCAACTGCTTCACTAGCTGACGGAGCAGGTGCAACTGCCTTAACAGTCCAAGCATCATCCTCGACCGGCATGATTACCTTCTCGGCTAACTTCTCTGCGAAAGGCTTTGGCTCTGCTGCTTTGACCTTTGCCATTTCTTCGCGGCTAGGGCGTTTGCCTTTCGAAGCATAACCTGCGTTAGCCAATGCACGGCCGATCGCACTTGTCTCGCAGTTCTCAAGCGCCGACGTAGAATTAACTCCTCGCGTCGATACAGTTTCTTCTGCGTACCCAGTTGTCCAAGGCTGAGCATCCACTTCAGTTCTATAGATAGCAGCTTGTACAATAAAGCGCTGAAGGGTGTGCTCAATAAGCGTAGTAGATATTCGACCATCTGGGTGTTCCTTCCAATAGACTTTTAATCGATCTTCAACTGTCTCATAATCCTCTAGATTAAACATAAAGTTCATTCCCCTCAGTAGCTAGTTGTCCAGCAATGGCAAGGTAAGAAGCCCCGTCGATCCAACTGTCGATCTTCTGCGCATCTTCAATAGTTCTGGCGATCTTGACCAGCGAGAGGATGACTGCAACTTGATAATCCTCAACCGGCATTTCCAGATAGGCGCTGATGAGCCTTGCTGCTCTAGCCATGTTGTCGCTTGGATGACCGTAATGCAGTCCGCGCTCCTGATATAAGTCTGTTGCACTTTGTAGGATTTCACCATGCTTCATACTCGCACCTTCTCGATGCTTTCATAGTGTCTGCGTACTGCTTTGCGACCGACTATGTAGCCGTCTCTGTGGCCGATCTTGTAACCCATAAAAAACATCCCGAACCAACTGGCCAAGATAATTAACTGTAATGTACTCATTTACTGCCCTTCTACTGCGCCATTCGCAGCTTCTTGGCATAAGTGTTGCATAAATATCAGACAGAACTGCGGTGTCTTGTATAACGAAACGGTAACAATTCTGTCTCATCGACTGCATCATCGACCGTGCGCTTAATATCGTTATCTAGATCGTCCATACCTGCGCCCGTTGACTACGAACGTGCCATCCTTCTCAAGGTTAATTAGGGTTACTTGAGTGTCCTCAATGAGTACGAAGGCTTGCTGCCAGTTCATAGTGCCCTTGGTATAGCCAGCCTTGCGAACATCCATAAGATGCCCACCTTCTACGCCTCGAAGGATACGCCCTATTTTGCCCCCTGAAGCCTCTGTAAAGGCCGACTGCCCTGCTCTGTGTGTGTGACCGCATATAACGCTTAAACCGTGCCTACGGGCTGCTCCAAGGGCTGTAAGACCCGCGTTAGGGTTAATACTCTGCTCATCCCCGTGAACTGCTACCCAGCCCTTCTGGAAGGCGTAAGGCTTCTTATGGTAAGTGATACCTAGTTCATCGAGTTTGAGAAACTTCTCAAAGCGCAGCTCTGGCAACGCTAAGAATGCAGGAATCTTCTTCATGATCACGTTGTATAAACGATCGGTGTGATTAGAGCGGATCATGTGGGCTTCTTTAGAATGCTCAACCAATGACCATAAGACTTCTACTGCTTGATCTCGATCATCTCCGAGAGTCTGTTCAAACCATCCTGGCATTCCTTCTGTCCACCGGCTGATCTGTGGGAGATCGATTTCATCTCCCAAAGTAATGACGCTATCTGGGCGGTATGCCTTAATAAAACTTGCAACATTTCTTACCGCTACTTCATCGTGATAGGGGACTTGTAAGTCTGGAACTATTACGGTGCGTTTCATTAGTCCTCGTCATCGTCATCATCCCAAGTGTGAGGGATTAGGTCAGGCTTAGGAAGTATCCAGTCTGGATAAGCCGAAGGTTCTACTATGACTGCAAGTGCAATTTCTACATCAAAGCCAGCGCGACGCAGCGCTCTGTACATTTCCTGGAGACTGATAGCCCAAGCATCTAAAGCTGTGTAGGTGTCGAGATCGATAACCTTTTTCCGCGCCATAGGATTAGTTTGACTTATCGCAGAGGATTTCGTAGATTTTATCAACGCGTGTCTCTAAACGATTTACTGCATCCTTCATCGATGATCCGCTATTCGGCTTCAATTCCGCTAAATAGTGTTTGACCATGAATTGAAGCATCGCAGTAACACCACCCAGAACCGTGGCGATCGCTACTGCAAGAGCAGCATAATCTTGAGCCGTCATTTTTTAGGAGTGGCATACCCAAAGATACCGGCAACGATCGAGCCAAGGATGGCGCGATAATCTAGAGAGAAGTTAGAGGTTGTGCCCCAGACGCAAAGGAATGCGCCGATAGAGATAATTGCTGGGTGCTTCATGTTCATTTAGTTGCTCCTAGTAGTGGGATATTAAAGAACGAACTGTCCTCATCGCCTTTGTTAGTGAAAGATATATGGCAATGATGATCGTGCTTGTTAATTCCTGTATAAGTTCTCCAACGCCATAGCGATTTAGAACTGGCAATTTTACCTGCGAAGATGATGTACGAGATGCGCTTATCAGACTTTGCCAAGATACGAAGTTGATCTGCCACATCGGGCATGAGATCGGGCTTAGCTTTGCCGGATAGATCGCGGTCAACATCGATGGCACGTACCCAGCCTTGGCCATCTGGATTATGGTCAGACTTACGAGCTGAGTGCCGACTATCACCGATCCAGCCGTCTGAGGTGCGATCACGATCGCTGAAACAGTCATCAAACTGCTCTCTTAGTTGTGCAGCC